GTGACGCTGGGTACCGTAATGTTTCTAGGGATACTCTCGAACTTCTTGGGGAAGCTAGTTTAAGGTCAGCTGTAGATGGTTGGGGTGACGCTGAGGTTAAGCATAACTTCACTCAAGGTTGGATACCTGAAGATCAAAAAGAATTAGGCACAGGAAGTATCACAGAGCAAGCGGATGATCTAGTTCAAATGGCGTTAGGTAATGGTATAACTTTGTCTGCTACTGAGGCTGAAAGATTAGCGGCAGATTTGTGGTCGGGGGCTAAAGACGCAACTCAAGCAAGAGCAGGAATTTATGCTGATGCTCGTGTGGCTAACCCTTGGTTATCTGAGGAAGAGTGGGATCGGATAGAAGCAAGCGGTTCTACATTGGATGCAAGATTTTTGAATACTAGAAAAGCTGTTGCTGATGCTTGGGGGTTAGATAATGCTGACAACTTGCACATTAGCGACCCTTGGTTTCAAGCCAACATGACTTATCAAGCTGAAGATGGAACAACAAAAATGTTGGATCCAATAGCGGCAGGTAGGCTTGCTCGTTCAGCTGATGGCAAAACGCCTACTCCTCAATATGCGAGAACACCAGAGTATAAAATGAAACAGGGTCAATCTGATCGAACTATTTTACAGCTATTAGGGGCGGTTAGTTTATGAGCGATTTGTTATATAATTCACAACAAGATCACCCGGATTGGGGTTGGAGACAGGACGCTAACGTAGCGGCAGGGCGAAGCCCTTGGTATAACAGCATTGCGGTTGAAGCAGGCACGATGACCGAGGAAGAAGCTCAAGCTGTAGGGGAACAAAGAGAAGGTCAAATAAGTCGTATGTCTGACGCGAATGTTTATGGTATTGATCTTTCAGATGAGTATGAAACGCAAGGCGGTGTTTATCAAGGAACTTCCGCTTCAGGTATGGGTTTCAAAGATTGGATGGAGTCACAAGGTTTATGGGAGTCTTATCTTGCTGGTAACGAACCTATGGCTTTTGATAGTTGGGCGCTTGGTGGTGGAGGCAACATGTACCAGCAAACAAGTGCTGGTGGTGCAGGCGCTGGTCTTACTCCTGCTGGCAGAGTTGGTTCTGAAGGTTTTGGGGGTGAAGGCACAGGAACAAGTAAGGGAGATTTCACTACAGCTTTAAGTGCTATAGGCATACCTTTAGATTTAGCAGACGAACTATGGAGTTGGGCGCAGGAAAAAGTTTTAGATCCCACATATGATTTAGCTAATATTACGTTAGATATACAGCAGACTGATGCGTTTAAACAGAGGTTTCCGGCTATTGATGCGATGCGGAGTGCTGAAGTTACTCCTGTGTCTCCGTCAGACTATATAGACTTTGAAACTAGTGTTAAGAAACTCTTAACTAAATATAATATTGAAGGTCAATCTCTTAATTTTGATGGGCTAATCACAAATTTGCTTGTTAATACAGTTGGAGAAGTTGAAGTAGAGAACCGTTTAAATAGTGCTATGAGGGTTCTTGGTAATGTCCCATCTGAAGTAACTGATATGTATTACGAATGGTTCGGTGAAGATGTTGGCATGTCAAACCTAATGAAAACTTTCCTTGATCCTACTGATGAATGGGGTGGAAGCTGGCAAGAGATACAAGACGAAGTAGCTACAGCTGAAGTAGGTGGCTGGGCTAGGATGCGTTTAAATCTAGATACTTCTATGGACATAAGAGAAGAATCAGCTAAAGCAATAGCTCAACAAAATTTAACTCAAAGAGAAATATGGGCGAAGCTAGATAATCTTCAAACCAAGTCAGCTCTTTTCGCTGAAAAAATAGGCGAAGAGGATCTCAGCATTGAACAAGAAGGCATCGAACAGATATTTGGTGTAGATGATAGTGAATCGGTTGAGCAAAGAGAAGAAGAAAGGCGAGCAGAATTCGCTGGTGGAGGTGGGGCTATGGTTACAGGTACAACTACAGGATTCGGAGGATCTAATGCCTAAATATGCAACAAGCTCTTCAAAAGGGAAAGCAAAGAAAGTACCATATAAAAAGGTAAAGAAAGGTAAACGTAAATAATGTTTAACAAAGACGTACTAGAAAGAGTGATTGCCACATTCGCGCAATCATTCCTTGCTGTGTTCACCATTGGTGACATGGGAAGCATGAAAGCGGCTGGACTTGCAGGAGCTACTGCTGTTCTTAGCCTTGTTAAGAGTGTTGTTGCCAAGCAGTTTGGTGACGGATCAGCTTCAGCGGCAAGTTAATGTCTAAGAATACTGGTAAGTACAAAGATCAATACGATGCTTTTGATAGTTGGCAACGTAGTGTCAATAAGAACAAAGGCACACAGATGAATCCGGGTCAAAAAAGAATGTCTTATTATGAGCCATTAGAAATCAGTATGCAAAGAACGGTGCCTACTAGTAAGACATGGCGAGGAAAACATAAACAATATAAAGCAAGTCGTGGAAGTACTCGCGGATCATACGAGACACTATCTAAACATGGAATGCGCGGTTGGCAATCAGGTAGAACCATGAAATATGGAAGTCTGAGTTATACCAATAGATACGGAGCACGCTAGATTAAAAATGACTGACGTTACCGACCTGAAACAAGTCAAAGTATCTAGGATAACCCTTGGACTAATCATGTCCGTAGCTATCACCAGTGGAGTCGTCGTATGGAATGCGGCTAGTATTGCTGGCAGGATAGATGATTTGGAAAAACAGGTGCAGGTAATTGAAGGAAACACTGGGACAGACAGTACAGTTCTGGCAAAACTTGATGAAATATCTCAAGGTGTCATGGAAAATGCTGACGGTCTTGATGATCTGCGGAGCGCTAGGATCGATGACCTTAGCCGTTTTACTCCTGCTCACATTACAAGCGCTATGGCGGCTGATGTAGAAATAATCAGAGATGATGTCGATGAAATGAAAGAGATCATTGCTTCTATGGCTTGGGTCCCTTCAGAATTTAGCACGATCTGGGATCGTATATATCTAGCTGAAGAAGCTATCCAAAGTAAGAACTGGGGTAAAGACTTCTACGAAGAAAATGAATAAGACTGTTAAGCTCATTACAGCTATAACAGCTTTATTGGTTGCTATAGGTACTTTAATCGGAACGATCACTGTTACTTTAGGTAAGGGTGATGACGGTTCTAAATATTCTTACACCACAATAGTTCTAGATAGCCCAGAAAAATACGAGCAGTTCATTCAGAACCATCCCGGCTAATGCCAAAAGTTTGGATCGACCAAGACTTATGCACAGGTGATGGCTTATGCGAAGAGATAGCACCCGATGTATTCTTTGGGCATGATGACGGCTTATTTTATGTAAGAGAAGTAGGCACTCCTGTACCTAAAGAACCCACTCACCGTATGGGAGAGTCAGTTAAAGTACCTGACCACCTGTTAGAAGTCGTTATTGAAGCGGCAGAAGAATGCCCCGGAGAGTGCATATTCCTTGATCCTGACTGATATTCAGGTATACTAACCGTAGGCCGTTCGTGAGCTTTTAAGGCCGAACGTGAGCTTCATCCATTAGGATACACCCACGCCCCTAATGAGTAGTTAGTGGAGGTTGAACCAGCTAGTGACGACTGGGGATACGAGTTAGTCACACACCGCATAGTTCCTCCGACTATGTGCGACAGTAAAGGAGTGATAGATATGGCAACACAGGATACTGGTGGAATAAAAGAACTTCGAGATGCGGCAGATCGAGGACGCGAAGCAATTCAAGAACGCGATCAGCTAAAACGAGAGATGGCTTTTATGAAAGCTGGAGTTGATACTGATTCTAAAGCAGGGCAATTATTGTTTAAGGCTTATGATGGTGAACTGGAAACAGAAGCTATACAGGCTGAATGGCAAGAATTAGTTCCTACCTCTGCTCCCGTTGAACAACCGGAACAGGCGCAGGACACTGTTAATGAAGCTGATACGCAAGTAGCAGAACAAAGACAGGCACTAGCTGAAGATAGTGTTTCAGTAGAAGCAAGTACTCAAAGTCCTTATGAACAAGGGTTTCAGGAATTTAAAACTGCGTATGATGCAGGCAGTCCGAAGGAAGATTCGGCGGCAAGATTTGTACACACTGTTCTTGAAGCGGCTAGTCAAGGTGACGAACGAGTCTTATCTGACCGATAATGCCTACATATGTTTACGAATGTAAGGGATGTACTCCCCCATTACTTTGGGAGTTAGTACAAAGCATGAAGGACGAACCTGTAAAGGTTTGCCCGCAATGTGGCAAGGATTCCGCGAAGCGGATTCTTCAGTCACCAGCTTTAACGGCTGATGCTACTCCGAACAGGGAACGGAATAAGATTCCTCCAAGAAGGGCAGAACCTAATTGGGAAAAAGGAAGAGCCGGTGAACATAGGGCGGATGGGTCTTTTGTCCCATACCGTAAGGCTGATGGTTCAACCATACCTATCAAAGAATTTACTGATAATCGCTCAAAGTATGAAGGGCTGTTGCGGGACAGAAAGAACAAACAATCCACTACTAATTAAAGGAGCGATAACATGGCTATAGTTGGCTATGGAGGTAAAGTAACCTCATATGATCTTGCCGTTGGCGTTAAGATCAACATGGATGAACTCATTTACATGATTTCACCCACAGACTCTCCGTTTATCAACGGTATTGGAACTGATGGAAGGCAACTTCTTGGCAGTTCTCCCGTAGATCAGCAAGAGTTTAAATGGATGGACGAAGAACTTTTGATTCCTCGTGCAACCGTAACCGATACAGGAGCCGCAGGAGCAGGAGCAACTGATGTTACTGTATCTACTTCGGACATTTATAAATTCCAAGTTGATGATCTCATCACCATAGGTGAAGCAGATGCCGCCGTTAACGCCGCAGTAAAGCGCGTTACGCATGTCAACACCGACGCTGGTGTTTTGACTCTTGCGGACTGGGCAAACTCCGCTGATTGGCCAGCAACAACAGCCGCACATGCAGACACAGTTATCTGTGTAGGTACTGCACTGGTTGAAGGTTCCGATCCGGGAGAAGCACGTTCAGCAGATCGCACGATCCGCACAAACTGCACCCAAATCTTTGGGCCTACTCCTATCCACATGTCACGTACTGAACAGCAGGTATCCCGTTATGGTGTATCTGATGAGTTCGCCAAGCAAGTTTATGGCCGCTCAGTTGAGAACGTGATAACTCGTGAACAGGCTTTCTTGTATGGTCAGTACAACAATGACACTTCAAACAAGCGTCGTTCAACTGGTGGGCTTAACTACCACATTACTTCCAATACCGATACAACAACTACGTTGACTGTCGCCGCATTGGAAGCACTACAGCAGAAATGCTACAACGCAGGCGGTATGCCAGATCTTTTGATCGCTAACCCTGCCTCGTTTGCTACACTCAACGCAGTATCAGATAGTGGCCGTGTACGCACAGTCATTGATGATCCTCGCCGTGGCCGTGTACCTGTAGCATCCGTCTTCACCGAGTTTGGTGAAACACAGATGCTCAGGAACCGTTGGTGTCACGCTGAAACAGCGTTCTTGATCGCGAAGGATGGCATCTCTCGTAGAGTTATGCAACCTCTCGTTGTCGAGGCTCTCGCTAAAACAGGCGACAGCGACAAGGTACAAATCGTATGTGAAGAGGGCCTTCAAGTGAAGGGCGAACAGCATATGGGCAAGTTCACTACCTTAACAGGATACTCGGACTAAGTACCCTATTAGTTTGTTTGTTGTGGGGTGGGTGTATACCTGCCCTGCAACAACAGCTAGTATTTAAACCATGACTTATATCTCGCCTACCATAAGTGACTGTGTAACTCACGTTAAACGACTATTAAATAGCAATACTCGTACGGAGTTAGATGCAGTAGGGGAAACGCTTACGTCAGCTACAGATACAACTCTTAAATTAAAATACAATACAGATGGAGTGCGTGCTGGTTCTTATCTTTCGTTAACTAATGGTGATTATCCACCTGAAACTGTGTATGTTCATTCACGTAACGGTAGTAATGTTGTTATACAACGAGGAATAGATGGCAGTACTGCTAGAGGATGGGAAGTAGATGCTACTACTATTGAAGTAGAGCCAAGGTTTAGCGCACATCAAATACTTGAAGCAGTAAGAGATTCTATACGTGCTTTACCTAATAATCTTTACGGTGTTGGCAGTACCAGCGTTACGTTTTCCTCAACTTCTACACAAGCTGTGGATGCTTCTGCTTTAAATGACCAAGATCATGGTACACCCGGAACAGGATTTTATCATGTTCTTTCTGCTACTCGTACAGCTAAGAATAATGAAGATAGATTGTTAGAAATAAATGTTACTGTTCAACGTCAAACTGATGGAACATATAAAGTAGTACGACAAGAGGGAATAGAGAAAGCTGTTACTGTTAATCTTGAATCATTAAATAGTTTAGTTCATATCAATGAAACAGAATTTCAGTTGGATCAAATTGACAGATGGGAATCTCAAACATTTAACTTTGAGATTGAC